ACCATAGACGTATATCTCACGCGTAACAATGTTAACGTTACGGTGAGACACAGGGAGGTTGCGACTTTTCAACAGAGCCGCTACACATATAGTGTAGAAATACATCGACTCTACTGGAAAGCAAAGAGCACTGCCCATCGAGGCGAACTTCTTCAGCGGGCCAATCACGGTCCCGTTGGGAAGCTCGGCTCTCGTCGAACGACATGCCTCGATCGCGTCCTGTAGATCAGGATTAGAACGAAACATCTCCAAAGCGAGTGAAAGTGGAACACGATCACTAGCATCAGAGAGATCAATCGTTGCAAATCGACCGGTCTTAGACGAAATTAACGCCAGCTCCTGGTTAACGGTTTGATCACGAAAATTTACGTGACCCTCCGTTAACACGGACGATTCGAGCTTCTCATAGAGAAATTCTCGAATAGCCTGTTGTGTATATTGCATACACAAAGGCTCTATAGCGATAATTCTGGGTGACTTCAGCGTTTTCGGAACAGGAGTAATCCTTACAGGAGTCTCTTGTTCTGGCATTAAAACCGTTACTAATTCGAGCTCTTTGGACCGATACGAACTTATCGAATAAGCCGTATCAACCAAAGGAAAATAAGGCTCGAGACGGTCGTGCCAATACCGCCAGCGATATTTCCGATTACCGGAAATACGTTCGGCGGCAGCTCCGGGACCGTGCCGTGGTACCAATGAATCAAGGCATAAACTAGCCAGATCATTGTCCCACAGCACAGATGAACAAGCAATAAAATATTGCTCGTCATCTCTCGGAATTGAAAACTTGTCGAAGTCTTGCTCAATCGCGATAAACGATTGGAGTGATTGTGCAACCCTTTCGGGTGTGCACGTAATTTCGATCTTTTTGAAGGCAAGGCAAATCTGCCTAACGCCCTCAACGAGCACCGAAGTTTCATTCTGTTCATTATCGTAAATCCTCCCTGTCTCATGGTCAAAAATTAGACCGATCATACCTCGCAAAAGCGCGGGGATTGATCCATACTTCTGGAAACCCAGAAAGCATGTTGGGTCTATGTACCCCAATGCAAGGCTTCTTTCGAAGTCCCTGCAAAAGTTGGGGAGCGTTATCGTCAAAAACGATACGCCTTCTTTTTTGACCCGTGATCTTATAGTTTCAAGATCACGTAAATCAGAGACATCAGCGATGCATTTGTTGCAAGCATCTATATAGATGCAACGCAACATCTCTAGGTGATCACTTACGTTGCTTTTCAAGTCTCCTCCTTACTAGGGGGTAAACTTCAAGCCACGTACGTTCAGCCACTGATGCCTTAAAAGGCACCAGTCAAACCGGTACCTACTCAGCCATCAGAACTGATGGTATAAAACGTTGGGTAGACACTGGTTTAGAGTTAAGACTCTAAACCATATAGTTTTCCCACCGCTGTTGAGTCAAGCCAAGTCTTAAGACCGGCTATCAGGTTGTTTACGTCTGTCGATGAAAAACCCACTTCTGGGCGATCAAAGACGGCGTAAAAGCCGAGAGTCTCATAATCATTGACAGCAGTCAATGGGTCTGGGACTATCGCTTTCTGGTCAATGCGTACCATAGAACGGATCCGCTTATTATTCGCGGAGCCCGACGTTTGGTGCGAGACTGTTAATTTAAACAGTCCGTCCGATGTCTGATAAGTAGCCGATTGGCCATTAATCAGGACTCGAGCCATGACCTTCGCAACACTGTTAACGGTAACGGTTTGTGGATCACTGAACATGTAGTGGTTGACCTCCTATTGATAATGGGAATGTTAACCCAACTGCACGTCCTCACCATCCCAAGGTGAGTCCGAGTGTATACAGCTGGACGATAGATATTAGCCTCGTCGGGATACCCCGAGAGAGGCTAAGATCGCCAATTGACGTGGAGTTAAATCACTCCACTTCAGACAAAAGTTATATGGATTATATGCCCTCTCCCTTTGCTTGATCTCGGCTATCCGAGACCAATCAAGGTTGGTAGCACCATCAGTAAAAAAGATGGTTCCCTTAAAACGGAACCGTCTTATATGATGTTGCATGAGGTACATATACTTGGAAGTGACTTGGTCATCGGCAATGTCGGTTACTCGTTGAACGAGATCACCGGCATTAGTAAACCAATCGGCCAACCACGACCAAGGCGTTGCTTTCCATATGGTTGATGGGTTACACTGAACGCCATACAGCTTTAAATAACGCTGCATAGCGTTCCAAGGCGAATCATAATCCGCCAAGGACGCATCAAATTCCGGACGGTAAAATTTAAAGGTTCCGACAGCCCAAACGAGAGTATCAAACTCCTCGCTGAGCTTGGCGTAACCAATAACTGTACCAACTCCCGGAACAGCAGTCGGAGTACACATCCCGTCCATACCGGTTACCCAGGGTTGAACCCCTGGATTCGGTATGGTAAGGATGGGATTCGACTGTTCCACGTGGGAAACTGTTCTCGCCCGCCGTACCCAAGTATTATTGTTACGAGTAATCTCGTCAATATACTTACGGGAATTTTGATAAGCGTCATGAATTTGACGCAAATCATTAATAAACGGGCGCCAGCCGAACTGCTGGTTGAGAAATTGATCTGCAATCTTTTTAGGTTGCATGATCTCGCCAGGCCGCCCGCCAAGGGCTTTCCATGCTTGATGGAAACCTTGACCGGTGGTTTTTAGCATGTCGGGGGCATCTCGTAATTCGAGAGCCGCGACACCTAGGCCAGCTTTCTCAAGTTTAGGTTTTAATAAATTGTAAACCTTAGAACAGTGATCCAGCAACACAGGGAATTGCAAAGCCGCAGGGATGGGCACGATGCCTAAACTGGTATAATCCAGAGTAGTCATCGCATCACCAGCCAAGCTTGGATTTGCAAAACCTCCGGTATATTCGAAGGTTCTATGGGGTGTAGGATTTCCCTCCACCCCCCTACGAGTACCGAAGCCCTGAGCAGTAAACTGCGGAAACTCGGCTTTTATAGAGAGAAAGTTATCACCACGCTCGAACGGCGGACCAGGATTAACCCAATCCCACGTCCGTTGCATTTGCGCAAGTGATGAACCATAGGAAACGAAGACCGGATAGGTTGTATATACAAACCCAGTCGGTTTATGAATTTCCCGCATGGTTCCGAGCTGAATTTTCCCGTTCTTGACGGGGGCAGCTTTTTGTCTTTCTCGAAACCGAGGACCGTATACTGTCATAGCAAAACCTCCATTTTAACTTTAGAGAGATTCATCGCTGAACCTCAGACAGAC